ATCACCAAATCAATTTGATGTTTTGGTTGTGGCAATTAACCAATTAGCGTTGGCAAATTATACGGCTGATTATATAATGCTAAATCCAACGGATTTTCACAAGATTTTACTTTTAAAATCTACAACTAGCGAGTATTTGGCAAAGCAAGTTTATACCGGATTAGCGCCTAATTTTATGGGTATTCCAGTTGTAATAAATACGGCTATTCCTACTGGCGATTACTTAGTTGGAAACTTTGCAATGGGAACTCAATTGTGGGTTCGTGAGAATATTAGTGTTGAATTCTTCAGAGAAGATAGCGATAACGTAACTAAAGGTTTTGTGACGGTGTTAGTATCTGAAAGAGTTGCTTTAACTAATTACTTACCTAAAGGCTTTGTAACTGGTGATTTTGCAACCGATATTACGGCAATTACGCCAGCCTAAACAATAGTTTTTTTATAAATTAAGCCCTACCAAATTGGTGGGGCTTTTTTATGCTTAAAAATTAATATTAAAATTTTCTTTTATTTTCTTTGGTATATTAAAAATTTATTTTAAATTAGCATAAGATTAAAAACCAAATATCATGAAAACAGAATAATAAATAATATGAAAGTAGATTTAGAGAATTGGCAAGTAAAACAATTACGTGAATATTTTGGAAATAATGACAAAACACAAATTGCGCATTGGGCTTATATTGTTTTTGATAAAGCGCATAAAAAGCAATGTGATATACACGTTGTTATTGCTACGTTGCCACAAGACCCAATGGTCTTAGCAAGGTATTTACACGAAGCATACGAAGAGATAGCCAAGAATAATGATTGGAATACGCAAGAAAACTGTAAGGTGGACTTTAGCGATTTACCAATAGCTAATAAAAATACTATGATTCTTTTGGCGGGTAAACTGATACTAGACTTTGGCGGCAATTAGTTACAAAAAGTAGATATGAGTATGTTTTAACATTTAAAAAAAATATGAAACAAACAACATTTTACGCCATTATAATCATAATAGTATTTACATTGGCATTAACTTTCACTTATAAAGATGGCGCTTTATTTATCCAAAAAAAAGAATGTTGTAAATGTAAAAATTAAAATGAAAGAACTTTTATCCGATTTAGAAAATATTATAGATCATGCAAATATTGGTCAAAACATAATTTTGCAAAAAAAATTAGTAGAATTTAAAAAGAAATTAATTAATAACATTGAAGTAACGTACAAAGATGTCAAACATTAGAAGAATTAAGATTGAATATGGCGGTGTTAATTTAATTGCCGAAGGAGAATATATAAAAGGAACGCTTGGAGGCTATGAAGAAGCGCCAGAGCCTAGCACCTTTGAAGTGATGGAAATTTACGCTGGAGATGTTGCAATTATGAGTATATTAGAGCAAAGCGCAATTGATGAAATTGAGCGATACGGATTAATAAAACTAAATGATTTTTTTTAATGGAAAAACAAACTTTTGAAATGATTTACGGAATTGGATTTGCAATTTTATTGCTTACTTTTTGCTATATTTATGTAACTTATAAAAAATAAAATTTATGAAAACACAAAAAATTGGAAATATTATATTGTTTTTAATGGTGCTATCAGTATGGGTAGTGAACACCTTTATTAACTGGAATACCTACGCTTTTGTTGTCATGTTATTGATGGTTGGCGTATCGGGTTTAAATGTTTATAGCGACTATAAAAAGAAATAGTTTAGTTAGTGTTTGAAATGGAAAAATACACCTTTGTGTTGAGGGTGTATTTTTTTTTATATCTTTACTAAGTTTAAATTTCATAATGGTTTTGGTTTAAAAAGGTGTTACTTTAATTAGTAGCACCTTTTTTTTTATCTTTACACAAATAACTAAAACAGATTGTTATGAAAGTATTAATGTTAAAAAGTGTTGTAGATGGAAGGCAGACGCATATACGAGGTACAATAGTAGAGGTAAATCCTGATATTGCAAAGCATTATTTAGCCGTTGGAGTGGCAGAAAAGCCAGAAGAAAAGCAAAAAATAAAGCATGAAAAGGCTTCTTTTGAAACAAAAGAACATAAAGCGCCTAAAAACAGAAGCACTAAAAAAAAATAAATGCGCCAGATTAAAATTAATTCCACAATAGGAACCGAAATAATAAGTTTAGCCGACGTAAAGAACTATGTTCGAATAGATACGTCTGCCGACGACGATTTGATTGCTGACATGATTATTCAGGCTCGTATCTTTTGCGAAAACTATATTTCGCGAGATATTGTTTCAAAAAATAGAACTTATTATTTGCCAAAATCTTCCGGTTTATTTGATTTGCCTTTTGCCCCGGTTACAAGCGTTTCAAGTGTTACCGCTGAAGGTGTTGAGGTTACTTTTAGAGAATTAGGTTTAGACGATTTAAGTATTCAATTAAATGGCGGCCCTGCTTTAGAAGTAAAAGCAACTTATGTAACTACCGGAATTAATGACGGCCTTATTAAACAAGCCTTATTACAGCTTGTAAGCACTCTTTACGACAATAGGGCCGACTATGTAACCGGCACAATTGTTTCGGGGGTTAAAACAGACGTTAAAAGTTTATTAACTTCTTATAAAATGATGTTTATTTAATGCAATCAGGGAAATTAGATATACGGATAACGGTAAGCACTTACACAAGCGTTTCAGATGGTTATGGTGGCTTTAACAACACGATAGCCTCAACAAATACTTATTGGTGTAATTTCGTTCCAATAAGCGGCGAAATAAGCCAAATAAACGGAAAAAGAACACTTAGCACCGAGGTTACAATAACCATGCGTAAATTGACCGCTGACAATATTAACCTTGGCGATACATTTGTTTTAGAGGGCCAAACTGAAATTTACCGTATAAATGATAAATTAGAAACCGATTTAGAATTTTATACTCAATTAATAGCTACAAAAATAGATTAATGATAGGGGCCAGGATAGTTAGCGCAGATTTAGCACGATTAAATTCTAAGATTACTAAGTTAAAAATACTTAGCGAAAAGGAATTGTCTAAAGAGGTGGCTTCTATTGCTTTTGATGTTGCTAGAATAGCTAAACAAAGCGTCGTTGTGGATACTGGAAATTTAAAACAAAACATTACAGTAGAAGCCAAAGGAAAAACATTAGCGGTTGTAGCAAAGGCTCCTTACGCGCCTTATGTTGAGTTTGGAACCGGAGGCAAAAGAAATTTTAGCGATTTAATAGAGTTGGGAATACCAACATCTTATGCAGAAAGGTTTAGGGGCAAAGATATAAGATCAGTAAACCTACCGCCAAGGCCGTTTTTATTTAGTAGCGCAAGAATAGGATTGTTAAAAGGATTAGAAAAAATAGAAAACAAAATTAAAAAACTTTTAAGATAATGTTGGAGTGTATTCATTTTGTTAGAAAGGCGATTATCGCAAAATTAACCGGGCAGATTGTTTTGAATGGTTCTTCTTTGCAAATTTACAATAGGGTTCCTAGCAATGCGGTTACGCCTTATATTATAGTGTACAGCGTTTCTAATAACGAAACAGATCAAAACCAAACTAGCTTAACGATGCAAGTTTTAACCCGCATAGAGGTGGTTACTAAGTTTGTAGGAAGCAATGGCGGAGAATTAGACTGTAATTTAGCGATGAGCGCTATTTTGGCTTTAGTTAGAACACGATCCGCAGGGTATTTTGATTTAACCGCCGACGGTTTTAAAGTGTACACTAGCGAAAATGAAGGAATTACTTATTTAGAAGAAGATTTAAAAGACCATACATATTATAGGGCAATATTAGAACTTTCAAACAAAGTTCAGCCTATTTAATTTTATAAAAATGACTACAACTGACTTAAAAATTGCTTTTATTAATGTCATAACATTGGGTTTTAATTTCATGCAGATAGACATATTGCTAAAAATAGTACTAACGGCGGTTGCTATTGGCTACACAGCCCACAAATGGTATTTAATGTATAAAAATAAGAAATGAAAAACTTAGTTGCAAGTTGGAAAACCACGCTATTGGGCCTCTTAATTATAGGGGCCGGAATTGCTTATATTTTTATTGTAGAAGATAGTAAGGTGTTTCAATTTGCAATACTATTAATCGTAGGAATTGGTTTTTTGTTTGCTCCAGATACTATCATTGACGGTTTAAGGTCATTAATAAAAAACAATAAAGACAAAAAATTTTAGCTTATTTAGTACAATTATGTATATATAAGAAATAAAAGCATATAAATTAATTTAAAAAACAATAAAGACAAAAAATTTTAGAAAATGAAAGCAATACTTATTAGAGAAAATTTCCAAGATTTGCAAGTTACCGGATCGTTTGAATTATTTGATAATAACGACAAAAAAGTTTTTAATTGTAAGAATTTAGAGTTGCCTTGGCTAAAAAATAAAAGTCAAAAAAGTTGTATTCCAGAAGGAGAATACAAGGTTGTTAATAGGCAGAGCGCCCAATACGGAAACCATTACCATGTTTTAGACGTGGAAAATAGAACTTTTATATTGATTCACCCCGGAAATTATAATTTTGAGATAAAGGGGTGTATATTATTGGGCGAAAAATTAATTGATATTAATGGCGATAGCTACAAAGACGTAACTAATAGCGTTAAAACCATTAAAAATCTGCTTAAATTAGCCCCTAAAGGCTTTGATTTAGAGATAAAAAGCAAACCTAAAAAAAATGAAATACTTTAGTTTAATATTTTTACTTTTATTTCTCAGTTGCGCGGCAAAAAAAACCACAAAACAAACAAAAGAAATTGCAAAAAACGATACAATTATTATAACAAAAGACCGCTATATTTTTAAAGCGGTTCGAGATAGTTTTTTAATAGAAAGCCCATGCGATACATTAGGCATTTTAAAGCCTTTTAAGCAGCGATTAGTGACCGCGCAAGGAAACATAACAATAGAAGGCAAAAACAACACTATAACGGCTAAAATTAACTTAGATAGCATAGTGCAAAGTATTGAAAAGAAATATAAAAGCACAATAGTAAAAAGCACCGAAAAAGAAGCTATTGAGATTGTAAGATATAAAACGCCTCTTTGGTTAATTGTTGCGGCGGCATTTTCTGTTTTGCTTAATTTTGTTTTGATAAAAAAATAGTCTTTAGTTTATTATCTTTGTAACATAAATATTTAAAATATGGCTTCATTAACGGGCAAAACAATTTCAAGTACATACGACGGCTTACTTAAAACAACAGACGATAGCGCTTTAACCTCAACGCCAAAATTATTAACCGACGGTTTAGGTAATTCTTCGGGGGTTGCTTTTGACACTAACGGAAACATAACAATAGAGGGCGATTTTAACGCATTAGGCGGCATTAAAGATAGTGCTGGAAACTTAGGAACCGCCGGGCAGGTCTTAGCTTCAGACGGAACCTTAACCGAGTGGATTGATGTGGCGGTTGCCGACGATTCGGTAACTTATGCTAAAATAGGAACCGAATTTAAAACAAGCGCCGTAATAGCTGCTTTAGATGTAGATTTTGCAACCGCTCAAGTATTTACTAAGACTTTAACGGCTGACACTACGCTAACCTTTTCAAATGCATCAATAGGTATGGTTAAAGATTTGTTAATTGAAGGCGATTATGCATTAACGCTTCCAGCTGGCTCTACGGCTGCTGGTGTTTATGATAGTGCTGGTCCTTATTTAATTCAAGTGGTTGTAGTTGGTGTTGCAACTTATTGGTACTCAATTTCAAAAGCTATATAATATGAAAGGAATTTTAGTAAACGGAAATATAAAGACATTTAGTAAAATACCAAGTGTTTGGAATGATGAAAACGGAACGCATTTTAATGTTAAAGAAGGCTTTGGTTTTAAAGATGTTGTAACGCCTACCTACGATTCAAGAGTAGAAGAGTTGTCTGCTATTAAATTAGTTGATAATGTTTATACTTATGATGTTATTGATAGGGTTATTGTTCAAACTTTGGCAGAGTTAAAAACACAAAAAATAGATAACTTAAAACACTTAATAGGAAGCCAATTAGAAAAAACAGATTGGTTTGTTATTAGGCAAATGGATAGCGGAGAAGTTGCCCCACAAGAAGTTATAGATAGTAGGGCTGAATTAAGAACACAAAGCAATACAATAGGTGCAGAAATAAAGGCTTTAACTACAAAGAAGGCGGTTCTTACTTATGATTTACCAACCTTTAATAATTTATAAATGTTTGGAAAAAGATTAATAAATGCTGTTGGGGTGGCTTGCACAACAGATACTCCACAAATAGTACCAGACTGCATAGCTTACTACAAGTTAGATGGCAATGCTACAGATTCTAATGGTAGTGGAACTCTATACAATGGAACGGCTATCGGTAGCCCCTCTTATACGCTAGGTAGATTTGGTAGTGCTGTTAATTTACCTAATTTAAACACCGACGCAATACAGCTTCCTTTTAGTCCTTCATATTTTTCAAATACAAATAGGTCTGCAAGTCTTTGGGTTAAAATGGATTTTTTAGTTTCGCCTACCCAAGCTGGTTCCAACGCTTTTAGTGTAGGAAGTGGGTCTTGGGCAGTTATAGTAGGAAATACTGGTTTTAGATTTAGCAAGTATTTAAATGGATCAAATTTTGATAATCTATTATATTCAGTAGTGCCTACTTTAAGCCAATGGTATCATATTGTAGCTACTGCAAGCACAACCAGCGGTATGAAAATATATGTAGATGCAATTGAAAGAGATTCTGGAACTTATAATGGGGCAATAGATACTTCTTATAATGATTGTGGTCTTGGTGAATACATAAGTTATCAAAACCGAAGGGGATTTACTGGCTTAATAGACCAAGTTAAAATATTTGACAGAGCCATAACAGCAGCAGAAGTAACAACGCTTTACAATGAGGTTGCTTGCTAAATAAATTAAAAAAAATGACTACTTTTGACCTTAAAATAGCTTTTATAAATGTCATAACATTAGGCTTTAATTAATAAGAAAAAAATATATTATCTTTACAAAAAATAAATCTTTAAATTAAAAATATGGCTACTACCGGAGTATTTAATGGAACCAACTTACTTTTGAAAGTAGAAGGTGACACAATAGGACATACAACTTCATGTTCCCTTACAATTTCGCACGATTTACCAGATGCAACCACAAAAGATAGCAATGGCTTTTCGGAAGTTATTTCAGGACTTAGAAGCGGCGAGATTTCTTTTGAGGGGCTTGTTGATTATTCAGACGCAGCAAGCGCAATTGAGTTAATAGACTATATTCTAAACAGAACCGTTGTAACGTGTGTTTTCGGAACTTCGGTAACTGGTGACGCTATTTATACCGCTGAAGGTTATATTTCCTCAGTCGAACAAAACGCGGAAATGGAAAGCACCGTTTCTTATTCGGGTTCAATAACTCTTACCGGCGCGATTGTAAAATCTGCAAATGTATAATTGAATATAATTAATAATATAAAAGGCGGTCATAAAGGCTGCCTTTTTTTTGGTTAAATTTTAAAAAAAGGAAAAATGGTAAACAAACAAAGGGGGTTTTTCGCTATTAAATTAGGCGGTAAACAAAGAACAATGCACTTTTCAATGAATTTTTGGGCAGCTTTTACAGATGAATTAGGCATTTCAATAGGCCAAATTGACAAAGTATTTAGCGCCGAAATGAATTTTAATACATTAAGAGCGTTAGTGTACGCCGGAATATTAGCGTATGACCAAGAAGAAGGAAATTCAATTGATTACAACGTCTATAAAGTGGGGGCGTGGTGTGATGAATTAACAACCGAAGATTTTACTAATATTACAAACGCGCTTGCACAAAGCCGTATTTTAGGCAATGATTTAAACGGCGGTTTAAGGGGTGCGGATCCAAAAGGGGCGGTAAAACCAAAAAAAGCCTAAGCCCAATTGATTGGAACACCTTATTGGATTTCTATATTGGACAAGCCGGAATAGAACCTCATAAATTTTGGGGCCAAACATGGAAAGAAAACGCTTTGTTGGGCGAAAGTTATATCATAAAAACAAATTTGAATTGGGAAATGACGCGGTATTTAGCATCGTGGATTCATAACACCAACATAACTAAAAAAGGCGATGCAAAGCGGCCCGATCAATTGTTTCCTTTACCGCAAGATTCAATGAGCAAAACAAACAAAGAACCGCAAAGCACGAAAGAACAAAAAGAAGCCTTTGAGGCTAAAGTAAAATCGCTACTTTTTTAAATTGTGTTTTTTTAGTTATTTTTGTAAAATATATTTTTAGATATGGCATCAAATGAATTAAAGGTAATATTAACCGGTGACGCTACTAAATTAAGCGCTTCATTAAACGCCGCTGAAAAGAAATTAAAATCTTTTGGCGATTCAGCTACTAAAATAGGTAAATCAATGAGCCTTTTTGTAACGACTCCAATTATATTGGCTGGGGGCGCTGCAATTAAAATGGCTTCCGATTTTCAAGAAAGCCTTAATAAAGTTGATGTAGCTTTTAAAGGTTCTTCTAATGAGGTTCGGGATTTTGCTAAAACAACTTTAGAAAGTTTTGGTATTGCCGAGGGTACGGCCCTAGACATGGCAGCATTGTTTGGCGATATGGCTACTTCAATGGGGGCCAGCACTTCAGAGGCTTCTCAATTATCTACTTCTTTAGTCGGATTGGCCGGTGATTTAGCTTCTTTTAAGAACATGAATATAGAAGAAGTTACAACTGCACTTAATGGCGTTTTTACCGGCGAAACCGAAAGTTTAAAGCGCCTTGGTATTGTAATGACCGAAGCCAATTTAGCGCAGTTTGCACTTGAACAAGGTAATTTAAAAAACATAAAATCTTTTACGCAAGCCGAGAAGGTTCAGTTGCGTTATGCCTTTGTAATGGCTAAATCTGAAAATGCGATTGGCGATTTTGCAAGAACTTCAGATGGGGCCGCAAACCAAATGCGAGTTTTTCAAGAAAGCATTAAGGAATTAGGCGCGTTATTTGGCGAGGTAATTTTACCTTTATTTACTAAGGTTGTAACTAAATTAAACAGCATTTTAAAAGGTTTCAAAAATCTAAGTCCAGAAGGAAAAAAAACAATAGTTGTTATTGCCGGAATAGCTGCGGCCATTGGGCCTCTGCTTATTGTTATTGGTTTAATGGCTAAAGGTTTGGCGGGTTTAAGAGTTGCAATTGTTTCTGTTAATACTGCTTTATTGGCAAATCCATTTATTGCGGCAGCGGCAGCGGTTACGGCTTTAGGTGTTGCATTTTTAGTTGCTGCAAATAAAATTGCGCCAAGCCTAAGTACATGGGAGCAAATAAAGACTTCATTAAGCGGTATTGCCGCCCCTTTATCTATTGCCGGAAGGTTAGCTATTGCAGAAAGCAAAAAGATTGTAGATGCAGCGGCAACGGCAAATGCAGCGGCCTCTGCTATTGGTCAAAAAGGTGGCAACGGCTTAGATTACAAAACTATTTTAATGCCTAATGCCCCCGAAAAAAGCAAATCAGCAGCAACGGTTATAACGCCAAGACTGGAAATTGAAAATGTAGAAGTAATAAACGGTGAAGAAGCACAACGCAAGCGTGATGAATTGTTTAAGGGGCTTTTTAAAGGAAAATTAGGGAAAATAGATACAACATCTTTAAAGCAAAGCACAACTGATGCTTTAGTTTCATTAGGCGAAGGATTAAAGCCTATTGCTGAAAATGCAGTTAATGTTGGCTTAGACATTGGGCCCGCTATCGCTGATGGGATTGGGTTTTTAGCAGAAGGAATAGCAAGTGGAACAATGACTTTGGGTCAAGTTTTTGGGTCAATGCTTGGAATGATTGCAGATATGGTTGTTCAGTTAGGAAAATCGGCTATTAAAATCGGAGTGGGAATGATTTCAATAAAAGCAGCCTTTAAAAATCCACTAACCGCAATTGCTGCCGGTGTGGCTTTAGTCGTTTTAGGCTCTGTTATTAAAAATAAAATTTCGCAAACAACAAGTGGTGGCGGCGTTTCAGCTTTTGCAGATGGTGGTATTGTTTCGGGGCCTACAATGGGTCTTGTTGGTGAATATCCCGGTGCAAGATCAAATCCTGAAGTTATAGCGCCTTTAGATAAATTAAAGAATATTATAGGAACCAATGGCGGCAATAGCAATGTAAACGTAACGGGTGAATTTAGGATTAACGGCCAGGATTTAGTTGTTCTTTTACAAAAAGCAGAAAAAACAAGATCGAGAATAAAGTAAGTTATGGCATACGGCGTTAAATATCGTTTAGATTTTTCAGATGCACAAGGCAATAAAAGGCGTTTAGAAATATTAAAAAAAGATTATTCAGATACGGTTTTTCCTTTAATTGGAACTGGAAGCCCCGTTGTATTGTCATGGGAGCAAAACAATGATTTTTACGATCCGTTAATTGCTTCAAATTGCGAAGTGAATTTAATTCAAACGGATTTTGTTATTTATGAAGATTTTTACGATTTTGACGAAAGAGAATTTTTGGTTAAAGTTTATTATGCAGAAACGCGCGTGCCTTTTTGGGAGGATAAAACAGAAAATTGGGAATTATCAAACGACTATTGGGGCGATGAAAGCGAGGTTTGGAACACAATTGCAGAAAATTGGAACGATTATTCGGTTGGTTGGCAACAAGGCATTACCTCAAATAACTATAAAGCCTTTTGGCAAGGCTATTTAATACAAGATACATACGAACAAAGCATTACTTCAACGCCCTTTAATGTAAGTTTTAAGGCAGTTGATGGCTTAGGATTGCTTAAAGGAGTGGATTTTCCTTTAACGCCTAACAACGAGGTGACACTTTGGGAGTGTTTACATAAAGTACTATTAGAAACGGGTTTAGAGTACAATATTTATGTTAAAACAGATTTAAAAGAAAAAAACGCGGCGGCGGTTACAAATGTATTTGAAGATTTAACAATTAACACAAGTACTTATACAGATGAAAACACTTATAAATACAATTGTTCAGAGGTTTTATTTTCAATTTTAAGCGGCTTCAACTGCCGAATATTTCAAACTGATTTAGATTTTTACATTATCAACAATGCTGACATAACTTCTTTAGAAAACATTGATTATAGAAGGTACAATAGCGAAGGCGTTTACGTTGAAAATATAATTAAAAACACATTTATAAGTATTCCAACGGAAGGGTTGCCCGTAAGCGAAACATTGATTAAAGAAACAAGCGGCGGTGTAATTGAGGTAAAAAGCAAAGTATTATTATCTGAGCAAATTAATTTTATACCTAACGGAAATTTTGAAGATGGATTTGAAAATTGGTCATTTATTGATCCTAACAATGTAGAACTTTCTACTAACGGAATAAGGGGCCAATCCATTAAAATAATAGGTACGGATTCAGCGTTTGTGCGTGTTTTAAAAAATGAATTTTATTCCGGGGCAAAGCCTTATTTGGATTCTGTTTTTAATTTTTCTTTTGTTCTTCAGATGGAAAATGGAGGCTATCCATTAATAATAGCTTCTTATTCTGTTCCCTATCAGTTACTAGCAACATTTAGGCGTTATTCGGAAGGTGAGCCAACAAGCGATTTTGAAGATTTTTATTTTAATGACCAAACAAACGAATGGCAAAGCAGCGAATTTACAAATCAATTTAATTACGCCGGAAGGGGCGAATGGCTTACTTACAAAAAAGAAATTGCCTATAATATTACAGATGTTACAAGCGGATATTTGCCGCATAATTTTATTGTAAATTTTGGGCAACCCGCCACAACTTCGCCTTTTCATGTGGCTATGTATTTAGGTGGTTCCATAATTAATTGGAAAAATCTATTGTATGTGAAAACCGCAACGGCAGAGCCGGAAAAATTCATATTTAGTGGCGAAGATTTAGAAACGGTAACAACTCAAACAACCACTAAAAAACTCACTAATAAACTAGAATACAAAGATATATACCAAGGTAGTACTTTTAATCAATTCTTAAAGGGCTACATGGCTCCGGTGGGTGATGAATTTAAAGGCGTTTTGCCGATGTTTAAAAGGTCTAGTGATATAAACTATCGATTCATAGAAGATTTGGCCGCACAACAAAGGATAAATGATAATAGGGTTAAAATACAACGATACGATGGAAGCATTAAGAAGTTAAACAACGAAATACCTATTTTTTTACATAATAGGTTAAAAATTGAATTTGTAAATTTAGTTGAAACTTTACCGCTAGTAATAGACACTTTAAAATTTAATGTAAAATCTAATGTTTATGATTTTTCGGCGCATTTAGGAAACCAATTAACAGATGCGGTTGTGGATTTCAAAGCAAATCAAATAAGTTATTCAATCCCTTTTATAACTAATTGCAAAACGTATCGTGTTCAAAATGACGATCAAAACAATTCAATCACTTATTCTTATTACGATTGTGACGGGGCTTTTCAAACGGTTACATTGCAAGCTGATAGCGATGGCAACGACTTTTGCGCCACAACAAGGCCAAGCGTACCGCCTAATGCTAATTTAATTGATGTTGATGACACTTGTACCGTTAGCCTTAATTTTTATTTATTACAAAAATGCTCAGATAGTAGTACTGGGTATAGATCGGCGCAATACACAAATGAGATAACGCTTGGCAATAACAGAAGGGTTCAAGATTCAAGTTTGGTAAATTATACCATTATAGGACAAGGCGTAACTGGTTCAACGGTTGGAACAATAACCGATACCGGTTTATTTGGTTGCCCGGTTCCAATAGAATTGACATCTTTTCAAAGGTCTAACAATGCGTTTCCAAATCCATGCGAACAAGTGCCTGACATTACAGCCTATCACGATGGCGCGGGAACATATCCGACAATTGGCGATCTTGTTTATACAACGGCAAATACAACAAGTCCTTTAGCAAATGGAAGCTATTTAATGGTAAATGCTTTTTACTTTACTATTAGTGGCGGAGTGGGTGAGGTTCAAAGCGTAACCGAGTGCAGCGCACCGGCAAATGAATTTTATGCTTTACAGAAATGCTCAGACGGCAGCACCGGTTGGCGAACCGCCCAACAAAACAATCAAATAGCTTTATCTAACAATGATAGGGTTGCGGTTGGATCCGTTAATTATATAGTGACTGGAATAACAACAACGGGAACAAGTGTTGGAAATGTTACAACAACTGGCCAAACGGGTTGCGGCGGCCCCGTAACGCCAAATTATTATTCATTAATTAGTTGTTCAAACGGCAGCACCGGTTGGCGAACTGGGCAAGAAACAAGCGCAATTTCACTATCTAATAATGATAGGGTGCAAGATAGCAGCGGCGCTAATTATAGGGTTTCCGGAACCACAACAAGCGGCACAAATATTGGAACGGTAACAGATACCGGACAAACGGGTTGCCCTTCTGCTCCAACACCTTTCTATTACACTTTAGAAAGATGCAGCGATAATACAACCGGTTGGCGAAGCGAACAAACTACCGCACAAATAAGCCTTAACACAAATGATAGGGTAACGGTTGGCGCTCAAAGCTATATAGTAACCGGAACATCAACAACGGGAAGTAGTGTTGGATCGGTAACCGATACCGGCCAGACTGGTTGCCCAATACCAGAGCCGGTTTATTATTCCTTAACAAGTTGTGCCGATGGTTCAACAAATAATAGAACGCAACAAGAAACGACTCAAATAACGCTATCAAACAACGATAGGGTTGCGGTTGGTTCAATCTTTTATACTGTAAATGGAACCACAACAACGGGAACTAATGTTGGAAATGTTACAACAACGGGCCAAACAGGTTGCCCGGTTCCAGATCCGGTTTATTATTCATTGACAAGATGCAGCGATAGTGGAACTGGATTTAGAAGTAACCAACAAACAAGCGCAATTGCTTTATCTAATAACGATAGGGTTTCTGTATCTTCTGTTTTTTACACCGTAACCGGAACCACAACAAGCGGAACCAATGCGGGAACCGTAACCGATACCGGCCAGACTGGTTGCCCGGTATTATATTATTCGCTATTAAAATGCGGTTATAATACAACTGGCTGGCGAAGTGAACAAACAACAAGCGCAATTGCACTTTCATTTGGCGATAGAGTAGAAGATAGCAACTCAGAAACTTACACAGTTGAAGGTCAATTATCTAGCGGAACAAGTGTTGGATTGGTGACTGATACCGGACAAACGGGTTGTCCTACTGCGCCTAGTGTTTATAGTTATTTATTTGATAAAGATGAAAATGAAGGCTCAACTACATCAAGTAGCGCTTGCGGCTCTAGCACTTACCCAATACAAGTTTATACTTATATTAGCGAAGGATTGTTAGACGTAGGAAGTACTGTTTATGACGAAAGCAAATTATATACTTTTAACGGCGGTAATAAATGGTATAAAACAACAACTGGTGGAGGGCCAAGAGTGTTTAAAATAGACTTTAACGGTTTAGTTACTGATAAAACATTTTGTTTTTAGAATTAAGATTCCTTTTTTGTTTGCCTGATGGGTGGTAGCTTTTTAAGTTGCTGCCCATCTTTTTTTTTAAAAAATACTTTAAAAATATAGCTTATATTAAAAATAATTTTTTATTTTTGTATAAAATATATATAACATGACTTTAAAAGATCAAATTAAATTCAAAAAATTATTAAAAAGGGATATTTGCAAACATTTAGGTGTTACTATGCCTACTTTAAAAAGCAAATTAGACGAGCCTAAGAGATTGACAATTTTAGATGTTTTTAAACTTAGGGAATTAGGATTAGAAAT